GCAGACCATACCTTTACTAATTAATGCAGCTGAATCAGCAGTGAAATATATTTTATCATCATACATAAAGTGAGGAACGAGCCATGTCTGTGACTGGCAACCTGGAACCTCAAATTCTTTTAGTTTAAATTGCTTTGGAACAATAGGTGATTGCTTTCCAAAATCCATCAACCATACATAACGGTCAGTCATTTCACCTAAGTTATTTAAAGTGTCTATGTAAGTTTGTAATTTAGATTGTATTTTATTTTTCTTCTTCAAGTTTACACGCCGGTTCTAGTTTTATGCAAGCAATTGTATTTTGTTCTTCTTCAATTAATTTCTCAATATCTTCATCACCACAATCTATTTTTGTGCAGATAAATTCTCTTGAAGGCACAGTAAGGGGATCAACTTGTCGTGATTCTTTTTTCTCCCAAGGCCAATTAACACTCGCACAGCCTATTAGCAAAAATAGGGTTAAAATGATTAATATCCCGGGTCCAATCATACCTCTCCATGACTTAAACCCCGATACCGGGTGCTTTACGGCCTTTTTTATTTGGCTGAAAACCGTCGTTTTATCCTTTGGGTCCCAAACAGCCATTCTTTCCTCTTTCTGTCGTAATGACTCACGATAACTTAAATTTAGAAGTTCTTGCTCTTCTTTCATGTGATCATAGAAGTCTTTAGTCATTATTTTTACGTTCTTTTATTCTTAATTTAGCATTAAATGCAATTGAAATGCGTTGTCTTGTTGGATGAGGATTGCGTACTACATCATGTTGAAGATAAGATGGAAATAATAATACGTCCCCATCATGTGGATCATGACCAATCATGTTAGAGTGAGGCATTTCTGGAGCAATCATTCTATAAAGTTGTTCGTGAGTTGCAAATCGTATAACTCCTGTTTCAGATCCTTGTACATAATATACTCCTGACACATCGGCATTAGCCATGTGGTGAGTATGGAACATATTAGCTGCGCCGGGCTCATTGACATTTGTCCAATATACTACATCAGCATCTACTGCAGCTTTAGGAAGAAAGTGATCAGTCCATGCTGCAAGAATCATGCTCATAGGTTTAAACAATTCTTGTTCGCATTTATATTTTTCCAAAGTTCTCCAGCAACCTTCATTGGTCTCCGGCATTCCTTTAGGATCTCTTTCACGCATCCCCTCTATTTCATTCATTAACAAGTTATTAAGATTCTCATAGTTATCCCAACGCTTGTAAAACAAACGTGTGTCCTGGACTGGAATCTTAGCTATTATATCTTGACCTACCGGCCCGTTTTTCTCTTGCGCCATTTAGCTGACCTCAACTTTCTCTTTTTACTGCCGATCTTTCTCCGGCCTCTGTGTTTTGCTAAGCCCACCTTAGCCATTATGGTCCAACATATTTATCTTTATATTTTGGATATAATTCATTTGAACATACTGGTCCACATAAAAAATTTATATTATATTTCAAGGAAGGATACCATTTCTTAGAAAGAGAATACTTCCAATCATTACCATTAAACCATTCCCCACAATTAAAGCATTTAAATTCTGGTCCTGGTCGTACACTTTTGGGGTTATAATCAACACCCTTCTTATACTCCACAAAGACCTTCACATTCATCTGCAAATTCCTCATCGAATGTTTCACCAAATAAACTACGTTGTTTTTTTGGCTCTAAGAAATTTATATCGCGCAGGGGTTTAGCTGACTTATGTAAATAAAGTTCAGCAGTTGTATTTTTTAATCCGTGTCTTATTTTATCATCAACTTCACATGCATCTTCAAAATCTGCTGGATAATTTTTCTGCATATTTTTCCATTGATCGTTGTGGTGGTAAGGACATCCAATACATGATGATTTACCAGGCATAGGGTGTTTATTTATATCACGGTACCATTGTAAACAATCCATACGTGACATCTTCATTTCTATTAAAGGCCAACGTGATGTTAACCAAGGTAGTCTTGCATTCTTCATACGCATAGCTTCATCAGTAGATATACCAATCCACTGTTCTACAATTGTACCCTTTTTAACTCTATGTCTTGGTTTAACGCCTAGTATTTCCCTCATCTTTTTTTGAATAGGAATAACCTTGTAGTCATGGGTGCATTGACGGTACAACATTCCAACCTTTCCACCAGGACGCGCTGCAAATAGTGGTGGATTTGGTACGCGTCCGGCGAAAGATTTATGTTCCTCATTTGACCCTTTAATAGGGTTCGCTGCACGAATAAGATCCTCACGGATATTGCTTCGCTCTACAGTAATGAGTGGACAAATCGTTATAGCTTTCTTTAAATATTCTACATGCTCATACACAAAGGATGGTTCCCACCCTGTATCAGCAAATATCATATAATCTGGTTTATGTTTCGTTAATCCTTCTTGCGCCATGAGTGCGAGACAGGAAGACTGTACCCCTGCCCCGAGTGATAATATGCGCAGGGTTGGTTCTTTTGTGTTTCCTTCTTCGTCGAAGTACTCTGGCTCTTTCGTCGCAGCAACTGCCGCCATATTGTTGAGCTTTTTCCTGTCAATTTTCGTAGACATTTGTTCCAAAACTTTTCTTCTTTCATATTCCATCTGCTCCGGATTAATGGCAAAACTGTTCTTTTTGTTTTCCATTCTTTTTTTTCTTGTTTCTTTATTTATACTCATTTGGCATTACCCCAATTATCTTTTACTTTATATTCAACTTTAGATGGTACTTTCAAATCAACACAATTTTCCATGATATTTTTAACATCCTCACCTTCTTTATCAGATTTTACACTACAATTCAACTCATCATGCATCTGTAAAAGTGGTGTGATTCCTAGTTTTTCATAGACATCAACCATAGCCTTTTTTGTCTGGTCTGCAGCTGATCCTTGGATCAGTCTATTAAGAGCTTTATAAGTACCAGCTCTCTTTACATTACCATATTCTGCCTCTGCTTGTTTTAATGGCATAGCCTTATAAAACTTATTTGGTTCATACCAATTAGGTTCATACAAATCAAATCGACATTTACGACCTAATAAAGTTCTAATGGTCCCTATTTGATTAGCTCTATTCATAACAGCTTCTAACATTCCTTGCATAAAGGGAACTTTAATCCTAAATTCCTTAAGCATTGCTTTAGCTTCTAAAGGTGTTATATCTAAGTCAATTGCCATCTTTTTATATCCCATACCATACATTACCCCAAGACCAATAGTCTTAGCTAATCGTCTAGGTATGTTAGCCATATCTGCTGTTTGTTGGTGGAAATCTAATCCTTTTATAAAGGCTTGTTGCACTGTTTCTGCTCCTTCATTTTTATTTAAAATAGCAAAATGTGTTAATAACCTGGGTTCTTGTTGTGAGTAATCAGCTGAAATCCAAGATTCACCTAACTCAGGTAAAAATATTTTTCTAACTTCTGATCCAAATTCACTTCTAATAGGCATTTGCTGAAGATTAGGAGCGTACATAGAAAATCTACCTGTAACAGTTCCCCCACTATCACCACGAATTTGATTAACATGGGCGTGTAATCTATCATTATGAATATACTTTGCTATTCCATCTATAAAAGTTCCTTGTAATTTATTTAAAACTCTAGCTTTTGTTACCATTCTAGGCAGCTCATGTTTGTGAGTTTCCAAGAAAGTTTGGGTAAAGCTTGGAGCCCCTAGTGGAGTGTGAGGATATTCTAAATTAACCCTATCAAATGCATCAGCTACTGATCGTGCAGACCAAAGCTGAACTTCTCCCCCGGTTAAATCTTTCATCCTTTTTAAATACTTTTGTTCTTTAGTGCGCAGTTTCTTTTTAAGACCAAAAGCCTTATCCATATCAATTCTAATACCTCTTTTTGTCATATTAAATATAACTCTTATTAATCTGCATTCTAAATCATAGACTCCTTCCAGTGCATCTTTCTCTATTTCAACCATAAGTCTTTGGTGTAATTTATAAGTTAGTAGCGCATCTGCTTCCGCATATTCTCCTACAAAAGAAGAATGCATTTTGTACATATCAGCTTTGGGATCAAGTCCAAGTTCCTCTGCCTTAGCTTTAAGAACCTTCTCATCTTTATATTCTCCTAGATAATCAATACACATTTGATTTAAAGTATAAGAATATCTATTCTCATTAAGAAGAGCTGAGGCAATCATAGTATCATGGATATAACCTTTAACTTCTATATCTAAAGTTGATAACCACCCAATATCATATTGGGCGTTATGAAATACTTTTTGTATTGATTCATCTTCACATATAGATTTAATATATTTAAGAACTTTGTCTTTATCCATATTTCCCCCACCTTCATGAGCTATGGGATAATAAGCTGTAAACTCACCACTTGACATGGCAATTCCTATGACTGATCCTATCTTTCGTGGCCATCCTGGGCCCATTTTCTTCAGTTCTGTATCACAGGTTTCCAAATCAATCGCTATAACTTTTTTTCCTTTCATTGAAGGAAACTCTGTAGGGTGTAACCATTCGGACTTAACTAAATCTTGATTAAATAAATCACGCACCATTTTTAAGCTCCCCTGCTATAGCTATATAAGCCGATCCGTCTACATAATCGTCAACATTATGTTTCCCAACTTTTGATCTAGATACTTTTACTAATGCCATCATCATTGCCGCTTCATCAGCTGTTATAGCAGCTACTGGCTTTAATTTATCATCAAGATATATATTCCAAAACTCTGCAATTTGTTCATGATTTTTAAAAGCATCACCATGTGATTCTTGTCTGCTGTTGCCCACCAACTCTGCAGCTTTCATCAATATTTCTTCTTTTCTCATAGTATAAATCCTCTCTCTTGTTGGGGTTGTATTATATGTAGTGCCTTCTTTGCGCGTGTAGCCCCTACATAGAATACACGGTTAGTATCGTCTGAATCCTTTTCCATCTCATCCCTATTAGCTCGGGATATATCAGTGAAGAGCATGACATTGTCACACTCTCCACCTTTAGCAACATGGATTGTACTTAAGTTAATGAGAGGATCCGCAGTTAAATTTTCTGGATTAAATCTTTCTAAAGCCTTTAAATATTCTTTGTCTCTATCGCCAATCTTTTCAAAAGCAACATCCCAAGGAACACTTGTTTTAAGTAATCCGTGGTGTTCAACTAGCTCTTCTATGCCGTAAGACTGTTCTTCCTTACCTTCTCCCTCAAATGATTTCAAATTTTTATAACCTCTGCGTACTCCCGTTACAGAAGTTAAATGAGTATATATATCTGTTACATCTCTATAAGAAATGTCCTTAGCTTCATGTAATCTATTCCACGCATCTACTGCATTTAATAAATCTTTTCTAATAGCCATCTTGTTATTCTTTTTATAAGGTAATCCTTGTATGCGCAGATCATTCTCAATTTCATTAAACATATATTTGCAAGTTGCTAATACTAGCCACTTTCCCTCACGAACATTAACTGCTTCTGGGTAAGCATGAAATTTAAGAACTCCTTTATAATCACGTGGTTTCCATTCTTTATCTCTTCTATTATGTATTCTACTCGCTATCTCCTGGGCAATTTTATGTACAGATTGTGGGCACCTGTATGATTGATCTAATACCCTTACTTTCCCTGGCATATTAATTAAATGCTCTACATCTGCCCCAGCCCATCTAAAAATAGCTTGATCATCATCTCCGCTTATATATACTCTTTTTGCATTTCTCCACATCTTCTCACACATTTCCCATTGTAAAGTATTCAAATCTTGAGCTTCATCAATAATAATTACATCTAATTTAGGAACTGGTCCTGATTCAATATAAGTTGAAAGCATATCAGTAAAGTCATGTTTATAATTCTTTTCTTTATAATCTTCCAAGGACCTATAGGCGCGAGATAATTCTGGCCATGCCATATCTAAATTATATTTATTATAAAATTCTTGCACCTCCATCTTCTTAACTCTTGCCTTATTTATAATTCTTAAAAATTTATTATCGGTTGAAATTATGCCAGTATCATCCCAATCCTGTGAAACAAAATTTAAATCTACTCCATAATCAATTGAGAATTTTTTATAGTCTTGAGCATTCATAACTTCAGAATGAGTCATTCCTAATTGTCTTTTACCAAATGCGTGAAGAGTACTAAAAAAAGGTAAGTCATCATCAGTTAAATTAAACTTTAATTTAGCTCTATCACGAGCTTCATCTGTTGCTTTTGTAGTAAAGCTAACAAAGGCTATAGCTGATGGGTCAGTTCCCTCTTTAATCTCCCGGTCCACTATCCTCAGTAGATTCTCCGTCTTGCCTGTACCTGGAGGTCCTAGTATAATATTAACGTCTGGCAATTCTGCATTCTCCTTTCTTGTCAACAAATATAAATTTCATTTTTAATTTCTTTTGTTCTTGGGTTAATTGTCTACATATACGTGTTCCTGGCTTCCAGGTTTTACGATAACTCTCACTCTTTACATCAAATATATTTACTACGCCTTTCTCATTTATGGCTATAAGATCAGCAGGACCTACCCCATATAAATTTTTAAAAACAAAATATCCTTTATTTATCAAAAATAATATTGCTATTTGTTCACTATGCATTCCTTTTTTTAACTTAGAAAGGGACGACATTTTGTTCCTGTATTTCATGTTCAGTATCCTGTGTTTTAAATGAAGGAACACCCCACGTGTTCACACCTTTACCATTAAGTTTCCAAAATTTAGAAACTCCTTTAACTTTTCTTAGCTCCGCAATAATTTGTCCTGTGTTGCTATAGTGAGTAAATTTATTTCTAATAAGATAAGCGTGTAAATCTTGTAATCTAAAATAAGTTCTTTGTAATTTAACTTCTTTTTTATTTTCATCCAGTTCTGTAACCCATTCAGTCCAAGGCTTACGTAATGTTAAGTCTTCTCTCTTTTGTGCCTGTGCCCGATCAGTACAAAACTCCTGGAGGTGAGATAAGAATTGACCGGACACAGTTCCATCATTAGCAAAATCTATTATATTAGCTTTTTTCAATAAGCTATTTACATATTTTTGCCAGTCGATGTTCTTCATCAAAGGAGGCATAATCTTTAAAACTTCCATTGCTCTCTTTTGAAATTTAGTTTGAATTTGTAATTCCTCTGTTGTTAACTGTATTTTATAATCTGATTTGGGATCATCAGACATTATTTCTCCAATAAATAAAGGTGGTTCAGTATTTAATACTGTAAGTGATATTATCTGCGCATATGCATTATCATTTCCTACCCCATGTTTTCTAGTTCTGCATAGATTTACATTACAATAAGAGACAATAGGTTGATCTTTACATTTGTACATGTACCCTTTTTTATCCAATGCTTTTACAACATTAGCAACTTCTCTATGATCCAAAGGTGGCTTCATAAATTGTTGATTATGTTCTTCTAATAATTTCTCCCAGTTGTCTGGATCAAATTTCTTTAAGTAGACTCCAATATTAAATAGTCCATTGTTTCTTGTTCCTGGTGGAAAGCCTTGGGAACATAACGCTTGTAAACAAGGTGGACCATCTTTAATTAATTCTTTAGGTGCTTCTGTTCCTGTCTTATCAATATCCTTGATGGCATACTTATCATACATATCAAAGAACTCTTCTAAAGTTGCTGCGGTTGCATCATCTTTAATTGCATAGCGAACTGACTTGTCACTATTAAAATAAGGAAGATTTAAAAAATTACCTAAATCGCCTTTTTCTATTTGAATTCCTGATTGCTTTGGAAAAACTTCTGAATTGGAATGGCCAATAACAGCAGCCATATCTGTTAATTTACTTCGCACTAGTTTGGAAGCAATTGGTT